AACGCCATCTTTGTTCACTAGCTTCATACCTACCGGGACAAAAATGGCCGGAGGATTACCGTTGACCGTTGAGCCTTGTTTGAATCCAAGCCAGGAGAATACTCCCACTAAGGTTCCTATCAAGAGGCTAACGAACATCATAAAGACAGTTGTCGCGTCAAGTTTTTTGGTCTCATCTATGGGAGTGGTCCCCAAATAATAAAACCAACTCGTGATAAAGACTCCAATCATTAGGAGCGCAACGACGGATCTCAGATCCGTTTTATGCCAGACAGAATGTTCACTATGTTCATGTGACATGAATTTGCTTAGAGTAATAGATTAAGACTGTTATGCTCCGTCAACGATCAGCCGTAGGTAACGAGTGCATTTCGTACAGAATAATTTATCTCCCTGGGTTACGACGACATTTTGATCACGGAAATTATGATCTAAACATTCCCTGTCGTAGCATACACTCCGGGCCGTTGAGATGAAAGCTACCATAGGCCATGTGAATCCACTCATGTTCGTAAATTCTCATTCCCCAACAATCTCGTTTATTGTAAAAATCGCCAGAGAAATGTAGAACCTTAGATTCCCAATTTGCATGGCCCCAAGCTCTATCACTATCGATAATAATTATTGTATAATCACAGTCAGTTTGGTCGAATGGCGCACATACGCCACTAATTAGGAAAAAAAGTAAGGGAATCACTCGATTGCCTCGAATGATATACTGTCGAATTTGCCGGAGCTTTTGAAGGTTACGAGATACTCTCCAAGCGGATCGTCAGAGGCCAAAGCGAATGGCATTGTGAACGATCTGTCGTCAAACACAGCGACATTGAATGTTCTCTTGTAAGCAGTTGTCTCGTGTGTGATTGTAGCCTCTAAGGTTGACTTGACTTGTAAGATTCCCGTCACGGTAATCAACTCGCCAAGTTTCCATTCTGGATCTGTCTCCAATGAGAATATACCGTCCCCGCCCGAGGGCGTGTCAGTAGTTTCCTCAGTCACTACCATAGCCATTAGATTTTTGTGAGCTTTTTCCATACTAGAGAATCGATCGCTAATTGCGTCAAACTCTAAGTGTGGGGCCATTATTGCGAGAATAGTTTGATTTTTGAATTTATCAAACTCTGTCTCTGACACGTAGTTGTCTCTCACAAAGTTGTATATCTCAGCCTTGGATTCGTTTGTGATATCTGCATTGGCGATATTGCCGTCTCCCGCGTAGTATTGCCACGCTGAGCCGACGCTAAACGCTACCGCTATCACAACGATTCCAACGAGTATGGTCCTTTGGTTAATCAATTTTACAACCGGCCTCGCGCATTATGATATCTCTGGATTCCTCAGATAGTTCGTACTGTTTGACATAAGCTGATAGAACCGCACACTTGGCGTTAGTTTTTACATCATAGATTGGCTCGCCTATTGCTTGCTCTGGCGCGTCAAGGTATTGATAGTATTTCGCTAGTGCTGGATTATTTGTTGTGTCCACATATCCGCCTTGATTTATTCCGCTAAATCCCTTACCACACAATCCTCTTTGTCGTCCTTCAATAGAGCACATGAAATCCTCGGCGTCCTCCTCAGCTTCAATGAAGTCGTGAGGATTAATCGCTCGGTTCATGTATTCGTCAGTAATTGTGACGTTGTATGGTATAACCGCACTCGGGGTCCAAGGCACAAAATTCTCAGTAGCGTTTTGGATATCGAGATACTGTGGTCCAAGCCATTTGACTTTGTAATCACTCCAACTCTCGCAAGCTTGGATTAGTTTGGCAATTCTCCCAAGTGTGACATATTTGGAAAAATCAGTATCGTCAATGTAGAGATTCCCCTGTGGGATTCCAAATAAGGCGTAGGTCTGTATTGGCGCGCCCTCCTCTATTCCAAACTCACACTTGTCAAGTGCGCTCTTTAAGAGGATTAAGAGTTGTTTGTCTGCATTAGGAACGGCGTCCGGTCTCTCTATAAGGTCGGTCTCAATTCTGTCAATTATTCTCAAGATCGATTTTTCCTCGTTAGTTAGTTTGTCCTCTGGATCGTCAACGATTTCGTCTGTGACAGTCTCAGGTTCTATTAATTCAGGCGTGAGAGTTTTATCTTCAATAGTCACTTTGAATGGCTCGGTTCCTTGGAATATGCAAGTAACAATCAATTCGTCTGTTACCTCGTTACACTTAACCGAGGTTATATCGAATGGGATTTTCAAGGTGTAGTTATCGGCATAGACGGGACCCACTACTACCGCTAAGGTAACAATGAGAGCTAAGATTGAGAGCTTTAACTTATTCCTATGATTACAGTTAGAGCAAGCCCAATGTCTCCGATTTTTGTTTGTATTTTTTAGTGTCTGTGTATGTCCGCATTTTTTACATCTGCGTTTTATTGTAGTCATTATCATCACACAGTTGTAGTCATAGTCATAATCATTAGCAATAACTTTATTACTTCAATATGTCAAAAATTACTATGCCCGTCCCGGGCGATAAATTGGTCATGCTAGACGGTTTGATTGTCGGTAAATTGGGCGGGCTATCTTTTATTAAAAAAATAAAAAGTGGGAGTTTTATCTCCGTTTGGATTTTTTTGGTTTTATAGTTGGACTATCGCTTTCAGTTGTGTCGCTAGTATGTGAGTCGTGTTTTACTACTGTGCCTCGGGTTACACTTGACCAAACTAGATCGGATTGTTTGCCCGAACATGGGCGTCCAATCTTTTGACCTAATGCGTGGTCAATGAGAACGTCAGCGTCCTCTTGAGTATCGGCCTCGGCCGTTGCTCCGCAACGATTACAGCTTAGTTGTCCCATGTCAGTTCTCCTATATGTTGAACGCTGTGATCTTAAATGAACCGTCCAAAAATGCTTGCTGGACGTCAAATCTAATCACTAGGTCCGTGTTATAGAGTCCGCCGACAGTTAGGTCAAAGTTCTCGAGTGTAAGGTCCTCTCGGAGTCCTACTACTTGAGCAACGTCTCGTTTGGTAATGATAACCGTTCCCTCTGCAATCTGTGGGGTCTCCCACACATTTTTCAAGCCAAGTGCTGAGGCTAATCCAGAATTGTTGACAACGTCTTTGTTGTCAGTAGGTCCTAAGATAAATCGGGACAAAAATGGATACGAACCACTTGCGCCGGTTGACGTTGCTATTGCTAGGAACGCGTCGGCTGGGTTGATAAACATCGTGTCGGCACGATTTCTCTGAGTGCCTGGGAATAAGCTACGAATTACTCTTGACAATGCCTCAAATTCTGCGTGAACTGATGTAGCCAAATCTAAGCTGGCTTTGGTTCCCGTGTTAGGGCTGACTGTGGTTGTTACCAAGTCTCCAATAATTCTATTGCCTACTAGGAAATAGATCATGTTGCCAGCGTTTTTGAGTGGTTGTTCTACTGCGAGGAAATTATTGTCTTTAACGTCGTTTCGTTCGACCTGAATTGTGCCTCTAAAGCTGTTTTTTGTATTGCTACAATCAAGCTCGATTGGCTCAATCTTACCTCCGATAACTGGGGGCTTACCGCCAGACTCAGCAAATATGTCTATGCTATCTACTGTCTGACCTCCAACCGTATCGGTGTATTTTGTCTTTGGGACATTGACTTTGGGTGTGTCCATGTCGATTAAGCGAGAGTATTGTTTCCAATCACTCCAAGGCTCAGCGCCTTCGATGATCTCGTCTGCGATTTTTAGTATAGATAATGTGTTGGGGACAGCGATTGTCTCGCGTAATTGTCTCCCTCCAATGACGGGATTAGTTTGGGCTATGTCGCCTATTCTAATTCCATACTGGCTATGCCAAATGTTCGCTAGATTTGGGTTCAATCTCATATCGAGCATTGAGCCCTGAGATTTGTCGAAAAATGCTGACAATGGGGTTTCACGGATTGGTCTCCAAATGTCCAATGGACGTCCGGGGGCCTGTGTTGCCTCGGCTCCATACGTTAGAGCTTCGCGGATATGTTTCATCTCGGGCATACTCATTAGAGTTTGCCGAGTCCATTTCTCAGAATTGAATTTTCCCATTAGAATATTCCCTCCTGGTCCACAAAGCACGCGATGAAGTCTGTCGAGGTTGACACTTGTTGCGCGCGCGCGAATACGTGTGCGGTTGCTACTGCGATAACAGCAACTCCGTCCGTAGTGCTAGCACTCAATGGGCTACCGATTGCTATCGGTGTGCCTGATCCGTCAACTCTTACCTTACATCGACCGTTCACACAAATCTTAACAGAATCTCCGGCCTCGCCAGCGATTTCGCTTGCTCCGCCGTATGTGCCATTTTGGTCTCCGCCAACACAAACGCCATAGATTACTTCCGTAATACTTGCGTCAATGGGCTCAACTCTTGGCAGTTGCGTTCCCGCTCCGGGAGCAACTAATTTCACAGGAGATCCGATTGTGATTTGTTCGTCTGCGATTGCGTTAACAACGTACGCCTCTTGATCGATAGCGCCGTCGAATAGTCCTGGGTATAAATCGGTCATGCTTACTCGTCGATTCGCGTGTTACTATACAAGTGTTAGCGTATTTGAAAAAAAAGGAAAAAAAGAGGATTATTTGTATGGACTAGCTTGAGATAGTTGTTTGTCAATGTCTGCAATATGTTGACGTGTATTCTCTAACTCCATTCGAGTATATTGAGTCGGTTGTGGGAAATTAACACCGTCGTACATACTTGTTGTCTCTCGGATTCCGTGATCACGTACAACTGAATTGGCTTTGACTTTGTCAATGTCAAGTCTCATCGCGCCCTTTTGATTCTCGAGCTCTTGGATTTTGTGGTCTAATGCTACATTTGCCTCACGTAGTTTTTTGACTTCGCGGATAAGAGGATTAAGTCTCTTAAAGTTGACGTCGATTGTATATTGCATTTGTCTCATTTGTTGCTGTGTATTCATTGGGGGCATTTGTGGCATTTGTGGGGCCATTTGTTTCATAAGGTCGGGAGCCATTGGAGGCATACCGGGCTGTGGGGGCATTTGTCCCATACCGCCCATTTGTTGTGGGGGCATTTGTTGGGGCATACCTGGCATATTTTCCTTGATTCCGCCCATTTGATTCTCTCCGGTTGCGCTATCGGTTCCCTCAATATCATTCTGAGGGGCATTGGTTCCCTCTTTTGGATAAGGTTGATCGATATCGCTAGATTGATGAGAGTCGAGCGCGCCGGTTATCATGTCGGCCTCTTGATTTTTTTTGATAATTCCCGATATATCAGCCTCGCCACCTTGATCTCGGTGAGCTCCGCCGTTGTCCTCTTTTAGATTTTTTTGCTCGTCGTCCTCTAACTCTTTAATTGCTGTCTGCATGAAATCTAATCCATAAGCAACCTGACGGTTGTCTGGACTGTTTTTGAGTTGGATTGCAGTTTCAATTAATTTTCGTTGTGAGGGTCGTACTTTCAAAGTCTCCATGATTGGGAGAGCTTCGGTAAGTGTGCGACAAGCTTGTAGTGCTTTTTTAAAATCGGTCATGCTTGATTTGTCGTGCGTGTATTACTATACAAGTGTTAGCAAAGGCGGAGTTGGGCTTTTGCAAAAACCCGTCTCCTTCGGAATCTCGCCTCAAATGCACAGGGAGATATCCTAGCCCGAACCGACAGCATTTGATCGGTAATTAGTGGGACCATAGGTCGCTCTAATTTCGTAGGCTGATAATAATTGTTGATAGTTCTATAAAGGCTCTATGGCGGTTGTCTTGACTCCTGGGGTCGCGGGAGGAATAAACTGACCGTGCCACATTATGCCTTGAGGATTAGTTACAACCCATGTGAGAGCGATGTCGTCAGCTTCTCCAAGGATTACTCCCTCGGGGACAATAAAGCACTCGCAATTATTAGAGGACTGACAAGCTGGACATTGGATCGATTCGTTTCGTGGACTACCGCCATTAATTGAGACGGCTGATATGTCGCCACGTTCGACGGCGTCGTTAATCTCTTGGTCCTCCTCATACACAATCATTTGAATTTGTTTTAGTATTTTGTCATATTCAGAATCTAGGACCTCAGAGCTTGTCCTCCATTCCGGGTGATGATTGATGTCCATTCCTTTTTTGACGGCCGTTCGTGCCATAGCATGAAGCTCGTCGGGTGAGAGCCAGCGTCGTAGTGGTTCGCCCTCTCCTCTGTGGTCCGTGATTGCCTCCTCACTAGCTCGAATCAAATACATTCGACCAGGGGCGTTGATTGCTCTAATCTTATCCAAGTATTGAGGTTGGAGCCAACTAAACTCGTCTCTAATTTCCATGAGAGCCTCTCTAACGTTTTTGTGAGTCATGGTCTTGTAGAGTTTGCCGTCGGCGTGGACTTTGTGTAGTGTGCCGTATCTGGCCTTTTGGCCAATGAGTCGATTAATTTTCTGGAATTGTTTAATCTGTGGCTTTGTAGCTTTTGCCGTCTTACTTGGGTTTTTAATTATTATCCAAAAACATTCACAATTTGGGTGAGTGTTGGTCCAGCCCAGGCCCTCGCTTGGGGGGACCGGTCTATTTCTCTCAACGTTAAGATCATAAACTTTCATTTGGAATTTGTCACAAACGTCAGAGCGTGGGTGTTTAGGTCCTAAATGGTATTTTCCCCAAAGTGGTTCGATTGCCTCTTGTTCAACGCTAACGTGTGGGTCGTCTGGCATTTCTGGCGGATCTACAACTACGTGAGGCATTTCGACATAACCGTCGGCTTGCTTTTGCAGATACTCCTCTCTTTGATGATCTAAAACTTGAGGTAGTGATTTGTCCTCTGACTCTGAGACTCCGCCCTGGTCTTGTTCTACGTCGTAGCGCCACTCTGGAATAGCTTTTTTGACATTGAATCCATATTCGTTGTGCATACTTGGCTCAGAGTTTGGGTCGTTGCTAATTGCGTCATACATTGGGTCGTCCACTAATTGAGACTTGATAACTTTATTTTCTGGCGCGTTAGTTTTGTATTGACTCAGGTCGTCGAGGTTTCTGCCTCCTGCAAAGCCTTGAGGATCTGGGTTTTTGTGATCAAAGCCATCGTTGTCGAACGGTCCTGGAATATCCACGCGGTCCATAACTTTTGGAGGATAACCGGTGTCTGGAATTTTTAGCGTAAGTTTTGGTAATACATTCTCTTGAGGTTGGTTGGTCCAAATGTCGTCAGCGATAACGGGGTCCTCAAATTCTGCAATAAGCGCACGGTCTCTCTCTGGCTCGGGGATTCCCTCATTCTCGAGTTGTTTGTTGCGTGCTAGAATATCCTCAACTTGAGACATGGCTCGCCTTTTTTGTCAGAGCTTTATGAACCGCGTCAAAGTTTTGGCATGGCAAACATTCCTCTAACTTTTTTTTGCCTCCAATGGATACGGCTGAGAGTCCTCCGCCAATGGCCACAGCTTCGTCAAGTCCGTCGCTGATTGAATCATCTCCTGGGACCTCGCGCCCGAATGGAATGTCTAGGGGATTATGAGTCTCATTGTAGATTCCTTTATCGTAGAGTGGACTTTGTTCTACTGTATTAACGGGAGGCATTGGTTTAGGACCTTTGTCGGTTGTCTCTCTTGAAATGGTGATAACAATATCGTCGTCGTCGTCCTCAAACTCCTCGACGTCCTCCTCGAATTTGTGATTAGTAAATAGTCCATGTTGTGAACGTGCCTCGCCACATTCTAAACAAATGTCGTCCTCTGACTCTTTTATGGACGCGTTACAAACAGCCCAGGGATTATCAACGCCTCCCTCGGCTTTTACGTCAGCAACACAACGGTCTAGTTTAGCGGGCATTGTAATTCTCCTCTAACCATTTCTCGCCGTCCCAGCGCCATTGTCGTTCATGTTCACAATCAACACAACGCGCGCCTTTTGCGACAACAATATCAGCCATTATGGTTGAGCCACCCAATCAATTCCAACTAAATCATAAACCACAGTTTCGTCATTTGGATTAGCGTCATGGACCTCCGTACAAATGAGACCGGCGTTGGTTGTCACTACATCATAGACGCCGACCATTATCGATATTTCCTCTTATTGTGGTATTTGGCGCTATTCCGTCTAGCGGTCTCTGTAAAATTGAGGCGTGGGTCGCTTGGCTGAGCTGAATAAGGATTAGGCACAAACGGATTATTTTCCGTCGCTGGGTTTTGTCCACGAACATTTTGAATCATGTCATTGTAAATAGGCATATCATTAGGAGGTTGGCCCATTCCTTGATTATAGAAATTATCGGGGATTGGTCCGCCACCTATACCGGCATAGTCAGAATATAGAGGATCAAGTGCTGGGTCCATTGGGGCCTCTCCGTTCCAATATTCGTCTGTTTGCTGGGTGTAATCCTCGCGCACGCCAAGGCCCGCGTCCTCTAACAATTCTCTTAGTTCAACTGGATTGACAACGGCTCCCGTCTCGGTTGCTAATTTAATTAATTCAATTTGGTCTTTTACGTCCAAGTCTTGTTTTTGTATTCGACCAAAGTTTAGATCATAATCACAGTCCTCCCAAGGGATAGCCACATAGCCTCCGCCGTAACTAGGATCATAAAGTGGGTTGGACTCATACCAAGGGCGGAATAGCTGGTCTATCAGCATACGAGAGACTGTGAGCGGAAATGACGAAAGTCCGATTTGGTCCAACAATGCGCTAGTCTTTGCGTTAGCGAATTGATGAGACGACTCGGTTCCTTGTTTGCCTCGAAAATCATTGAGGGCTTTCATAATAGGTCCTAAGACCGTATCTGTGAATTGTGTTGGATTAAATGCACGCGCGGACGAGCCGAGCTCTTGGACCTCTAAGGCAGAGCCAGCGATAAAGTCCTCTCCAAGTCTGAGCTCTTGGAGCTGTCTTTGTAGTTCGGCTCTCTCATCATCATCGGCGTCCTTTGCGACATACACGTTCCTTGGAGTATAGCGACGCTCTGCGATGTGCATTGTTTGCTGATTGGAATATTTGCGGTCAAGTAAGCTTGGTAAAAGATTCTCCTCAAAGCCGTTGGCTGTAATTTGTTGGAATACATGGGGCGACGTCATGGCAATTCCAAAGCCCACGCCATAAGCTGACGCATTAATTGGATTCCATTTCAAATGTATAATTTCATCGGGATTGTGATAGCCTTGGTATTCGGCTCCTCTAAACTCGTACTTGTACGGAATCCTTTGTCTGTCCCACCATATACGGACGGCTGACGAAATGGGTATGTGCATTAAATCGTCTTTTGATTCAATGTTCGCAACCCCGCGTCTAGGTTTCCAGAATGAATTTCCATACCATAAGAGCTCTTTGACGAGCATTGTGTCAAGCTCGTCGAAATCTATTGCTTTGGAGAAATCCTCAATGTATTCAGTAATTGCGTCGTTTGCTCCCTTCCAATAATGTTCGCCTCCCGTAACCTGGGACGCTAAATGATTAATTGCTAATGCGACGTCCTCGTCTGTTTGCAGAGCGACGACTTGAGTTTGAAATGGAATAACGGGTCTATCAAAAGTTTTGCTAGTATAGCCCTCGCGCGAGTATCTGCCAACTGTGGCAATCTCTGGACCCCATACAGGTTGTGACAGTCCTGGGGCGGTTGGACCCTGGGATTGTACGGCTCCGGGATAACTATCCATTGGGAGGAGCTCAGCAAAGGACGTCTTGAGCGCGTTGACGTTAAGAGAATTTACGGGTTGCTGACGCTGTGCCATGTAGGGCTCTCTAATCTCAATCAGACCAACACTCTTGAGGCCCATTGTTAGCCTATTACGCCAACCCATACGATCCGATTTACGTCAAACTATACAACTGTTAGCGTTAGAGTAATTTTACTAATGCCTTATCGAGAGTCATTTGCCATTTTGGATCGTCGTCCCATATCTTGATTTGATTAAATCCCGCGTGTTTGTAGTAGAAATCTTTATCCTCATCACTAAACTCAGTATGGCCCTTTTTTTTATAACGGCCTCGATGTTTGCGCGCGTGGGGTTGCTCTTGAAATTCTACAATGACTTTGAGCATATAGCACATGATGTCCGGGACAAAGATTCTAGTGTATTCGGGTTCGTTCTCCGGTAGAGTCTCGGGTCTGTAAAATGTGCGATCTTGATGAATAGCAATAACTGTCTCCATTTTGCCAGAATCAATCTCCCAATGAAATTTCGGATATCTATCTACAAGATAACGGTAGATTGGATAAATTCTATCTAGGTCCTGGACGCCCATTCAATTTCGCCTTGCGTGCTATTCGCTCTTTGTCACATTCACCCAGTTCGCACTTGTCGCCTCTATCGACGGCGTCTTGGATCTCTTTGCATTTTTCAGCCGAGTTCATGCCGGTCTCTCAACACAACCCGATAAATGCGTTTTAATTCGATATTCAGTAATTCGTTTAAAATCAATCCCACAATGGGGACAATTCTCAGGGAGAGATTTCAATGTCCTCTCCTAGCATATTTGTAAATATTAATTTTGATTTTCTCTTTTTGTGCCAGCATATTAGAGCCGTGCCAGCCCAGGGATTAGTTTGTAATTTCTCCAATTCATCTTTTTTGACATAGCCGTATCTCTTGGCTTGAATCAATAGAGTAACGCCAGGGGCCGAGTGGCGTTTGGGAATTGCTATCACGTCAAACATTCCATGAGAGCCAGCCGACCTCATCGCGTAATATCCAATCTCCTCAAGATACTTGACAACGCGTCGCTCAAAGTCAGCGCCTTTTTGGTATCTAGTTGTCGGCATTTTTGCCCGCTTTGATATTTGCGTTCATGTGTGCCTCGTAGTGTGAACGAATCTCTTTGCCGGTTTTAAATTTTTTATTGCATATACCGCAATTACCAAAATCAAGCTTTGGCGACAAAGACCTCTCCGCAAACTGGGCAAAACTCGTAATCATCACACCACATATCAGAATTACAACCAGGACATTTTTTAAATTTCATGTTTGAATTTCTCCCTGGCTTGCTCGCGCATGACGCCAACCATAATTCGGTTGACAAGGTATGGGTGTGACATCATTAGGATATACGAAAAATGAACATCGACCATTTTGCGAATCTTGAGGATTGTCTTTTGGTCAGCGATTCGATACGCGTTAATCAGAACCTTTGTAAATTCTCCAATCATCTCGACTGGCTGGGAGGTTGTGGGCTTTTTGTCCTTGGCCTCTAATTGCTTTTTAGCGCCATCATAGACCTCTTTAATTTTAGCGTCAAACAATTTGTTATCGAATAAAAATTCAAGTGGCATGATTTGAAATTAGTTAATAATTATTTAACGATTGGGGTTAATGGAATATTGGGGCTAGCCATTGGATAACACGTTGCCTCCTCAAGCCACGTCCCACCTACGCCGTGTTTGTGTTTGCCTTCATAAAATTCAGGGTGTAACAAAAGAGCGCATTTAAAACATAATTGCCAGAGCTTCCAATTTTCCGCCTTTGGAGTTCGGCACGTCCTACCACAATCGAGACCAAGACATTTCATGCTAGACGGATCTAATGTTGCGCCCTTATAGAATAATAATTTATTACTAAATTAAATTACTCTAACGATCTAATTTTTAGATCGTCACAGATACGGGTCAATATGAGATTAGGAATGACAACGATCTCAATTTTGCGGTCCGTTGTAAGTGTAAAAAATTTAGCTATCCCGCCGTGATTTTCTGATCGAGTATCTTGACTCATCATAGTTATTGAGCGCCACTAATGAATAAATGATACTCATCACAGAGTCGGGCGGGTGATTAAATTCCTTACGGGGCTTTTGTCTTGGGTCCTCAACTGCGATGTCTTGTTGTAGTTCTAGGTCCTTACGTGTGATCGAACAAAAGTCGTCCAATAGAAAATCAACGTCGTAATCATTAGCATAAGGGATCATAAACTGAGTGACCTTGAGAGTTTCATCATTTGGTCTGAGTGGGTGAGCGATGTGTCTCTCTATCATATCGATAAAGCCCTGAATAGATGTGGTCTTATCGATCTGTATTCTGCCAAGCTCCGTCCCATGTTCGTCGGTGTCTTGATGATATTGTTCGGTTGGTTTTACCTCAGAGCCTATGGTCCTACAACCTGAGAATCGTCGTCGGCCTAGTCCATTGAATTTGATGTCTCTTGAATCTCTACCGCCGTCTTGAATTAGTTTGACAGCCAGTTGTCCATACCCGAGATCCCCAACAGCATAATCCACATTATAGGAATGTCCCAATTCTGAGATGTAACGAGCTTGATCCAACTGATTCTCTTGAGGTCGGGGGTCAATCCATGCAAGCTGGAATCGGTTAGATTTACGCCAATGAATAACAATAGAAATAACTGTCTGCGAGGCGGAAGGGCCAGACCCAAAATCGACTCCCATGTAAATACGAATCTTGTTGCCATGTATTATTTTCAATTCTCTTACATCATGGGCGGATAAAAGTGAGAGATATGGAACGTAGCAAGCTTGGACCATTTCTGGCGTGATTGGTCGGCGTACGGCTTTGTAAAAGCCTCCCATTATCTGAGATATGAACAATGATTTAGGATCGTACTTTTCGTGATATTCGATTGAGTTGTCTGGCCTTGTACGATATTTTAGAATCGCGTCGTCAATGGTTAGAGGTATTCTAGCGAAAATTGTTTGAGGCATATTATATCCTCTATATCTGTGGTTCTCGGGAACCTGGGCAACCCAACGACCGGCGAGTATTGATTTGAGTCTGTCCACATCATTGTCAATATCCCCCTTGGAATCATGCGTTAGTTTGTCTCTCCAATATCTATCATCATAAATCCATTGTCTTTGATCTGATTGGACCCACATCTTATGCCACTCAGACCCAGCCTCTCCTCCAATGCCAAGCCAATAAGCTCGGCCCTTTGTTAGTGTCATTGAGTTGAGAGCGTTGGACCTAAACGGGAGTTGATCTTGGAATTGACATTCATCGAATACCATTGTAACGTTTGTCATTCCTTGGACATTGTTATACTCGTTCTCGTCCGAACGCGCATACGCCACAGAATTGTTGACAAGATTAACCTCGCTTACGTTCGCGTGACCATGTGGGAGGAATTGCGCGAGGGTTGGATTACGCAAAAATGTATCCTTACGGAATCGCTGTTTAGACCAGGCGTTGACTCTGTCAGCTCTATCTCCAACGTAAGTGGCCTCGACGTTCTCTTGAGACGTGACAGCACAGGCTATAATATCCGTGCCAAATGTTGATTTGAATGTCTGTCTCCCGTTGCTGATTAGTATGTCAGAATGATTGTCCTCATAGACATCTATCCAAAAGGGTTCTAATCTAAAATCTCGAAAAAAGCCCCCCACCATTGGGCGAGCTTGTTCAATCCACCTAAGAGTATTAGTGGATAGCTTTGGTAAATTAATAGGACTGGACGTTGTTAATTCGTCGATATACTTAATCAGGTTGTTTGGACGTCTCATTCGGTCCGAATCTCCTTAGATTCATTAACGTTGGTCCCTCGCCTTGGACAACCCAACGAAGATTAATAGTCTCACGTAATTCAGCGACAGCCTTGAGTTTGAGTTTGGGGTCGTCGGTTAACTTGATAAACTCTGATAGTTCTCTCTCCATTCGTTGAAGTTGCTCGATAGTGGTCCTAGTGGCCTCTGTATAGCCGTCCAAAGCCCAGCCGTCTAGCCATTTGTGAGAATCCTTACGAATAAACTGTAAATCATTATACACGGCTTTGACTGGGACCTTGAGATTGTCCGCTATACTCTCGGGTTTGTAATTGTGCATAGAGAGCTCTAGTTGTACGCCATCACGCCTCTGTTTAATTTGTAATTTACTAGCCATGCGTGACTAGAATTTAGTAATCTACTATTTAGTTGACTGGGTATGGTCTCAAAGTGGTCTGATTAGGCCCTTATAGGGACCATAAACGGTCCGAATAGTGTCCCCTTGGGGGTCAAGGTCCCTCTTGAATCCCTTTGAGTTGCCCGATTTGATTATCGAGTTCCTTAATGATTATTTGATTAGCCCCTTTATCGGGTTGTCTAGACGTCCAATCTCTTATCTCCTCTAAGCGTCGAATCTCTTGACGTAATCGTTTAGTGATTTGAATATGGATTAGTAACTCGTCCTTGGAGTAACTAAGGCCGTCAATTTCAATCAAGTTGGCCTCATCTTTTCAAGGCACATCGTACAAGACCGCCAACATGGAGTCTCAGAGTCCTCGTCAACTGGATAGATGTCGAAGGCGTGACAAGTGCCAGGGTGTCCGCATTTGTCGCAAGTGTGTTGTCTAGCTTCAACTACCTCAGCAACCATACGATGAAGTTTATCCTTTTGTGACTCACTCAATAGGCCATCTTGTCCCAGCATTTTTTATGATAGCGTACGGTTGTGCTTTTGGCTCTCCTAGTTACTTTGACATAGGTCTCGTCTCCAATCTCAAAGGGCTTTTCGCATTTTTTACAAATCTTGTAAGTGAGAGCCTCCAAGCTTACGGCTGAGAGTGGGGGATAATAGCCTCTACGACCCATAGTCTCTTATGACCGCCTTGATGAATTTTAATTCGTCCACGATTTCCGTCAACTGATGTGATAGTTGATGTAATAATGCCTCAGTAGTATTGTTGAATGTTATATCGGACTTGCATACCTTACACGTTAAATAAAATTTAGTTTTCCAAAGCTTTGGCATAAATTGATTTGTGATAAATAGACTAGTTATTTGTCGATTCTTTGCAAGTATATTGGAACCGACATCTCCATCATTAAT